ATAAATTTGTATTGGGGGGGAGTTTAGCATTATATATGCTTAATATTATGGACTATAACTTTAATAGTCGTTCTCCTGATATTGACTTAAGTATATTAGAATCTCTCACTGAAGAAGAACTAGTAATAACACGTGATTTCTTTAATTTAGAATTTAATATAAAGAATGGAGACTATGATACTGAAATAAATATAGAAAAAGATGCAATTTCTACCATTATCAAACCACCATCTCATTTTATAAATAAAGAACTAATCCAGTTATCTAAAGGAGAGATAAATGCGGATGGATTATGGGAATTAACCACTAAAATTGATATATTCAATAATCGTCACCTCCGCGTTAAAGATTCAGTCCATATAGTATATAAAGAAGAATACACATTACGTCTTACTCATCCATCAATTATATTGGCTTATAAGTCACAATATGCGTATGATACTAGGGTTGGCAAGCAATACAAACATTTTGAGGATATTCAAAAAATAGACTGGAAAAAATATTTTGATATTGTTAAACATATAGAATATGTATGGGATGAAGACTATAAAAAAATAACTAACAGTATGTTTCCTAGACCTTTAGCATAAATACAAGAAATATAATATTTATAATAAAAACATGGCCAAAATTGTATTATTAAGTTGTACTAAGTCTAAACTGGATAAACCATCGGCTGCCCAAGACTTGTATTCTGCTTCACCTATGTTTCAAAAAACATTAGAATATGGTAAGACATTAAGTCCTGATAAAATGTATATATTATCTGCTAAACATCATTTAGTTCCACTAAACAAGAAATTAGCCCCATATGACAAGACATTAAAGGAAATGCCTAAAGGTGAGAAAGAAAAATGGAGTGAAGAAGTATACAGGCAAATGAAACAAAATGGTATAAACCCAGAACAAGATACATTTATAATGTTAACTGGTTCTGAGTACATGAAGCCACTTACAAAATATATTCCTGAAAAAAATATAGAGACACCAATGGAAGGTAAACGTTTTGGTGAACGCCTTAAGTGGTTAAATTCACAGATTAAAAAAATTAAAGAAGTATTAAATCGTGTTAAAAATATCATATATGAAACTATCCAAGCAGCAATTAAACGAGTATATTAAACTCTATCTCAATGATCTTGAGGATTATGGTGGAGATCAAGACAATTACTTGTTAGCTGAACAAACATTATCTAAGTTTGGCAACTTACTAACTGAGTCTAAACAAGATATTAGATTCATGCTTAATGAAGCTATGAATAATCCCAATAAAAATGTTAGAGAAGTGTATGAGGAATTCTTAATGTATATTCAGGAATTACAAGACTAATATATTTATAATAAAATAAAAATAAAATGAAAAAACAAATATTAAACGAAGAATTCCGCCGTATGCAAAAATTAGCAGGAATCATTACTGAAGAATTTAAAATAGGTGATACTATCACTATCCCTAATCCAGATGTAAATTTAGGAGATGAAGGAAAAATTATACAAATTTATGCTAATTATAACAGCATACCAAAAAGAGACATAGGATATTATGAATTAGATATAGATGCATATGAAGAAGATGACTTAAATGAACCTTGGTATAAAATAAAACAAGGTAATGTTGAACAATTATACTCTACATCAGATTTAAATGGAGAACAAAATACAGGTAAAATTGAAATGAATACTTACACCAACATTAATCCAAGAAATATTAAAGTAGATTATAATGGTAGTGATTACCCTGAATTTTTAGGTGCTAAAATTACATATGCTGAATTTTACGATGGTACTAAATTAACTGATGAAGAATTAGAAGAGCTAAATAAGATGGATGAAGAGGCAAGGGGTTGGATACGGGTTAATTATGAAATGAATCAGGATTTAAATAGTCAGCCTTACTAAATAACATACAGACCAATTCATGGCTGGTCGCTCTAACAAGAGATAAAATTATGGAGCTGTGGCCCACCTAAAAGGTGGGTCTTCTCTATTTGGCTATTTAAGTAAAAAATATTAAATTTATATTATATGAAATATACAGATAAAATTGTAATTGTAGGAACAGACAAATAATTTACACAGGATTTTGTTCTGACGGTATTTTGGTATATTTATAATAAAACATGGTTTATATATATTATTTACAAAAAAATGAAATACCTTTTTATATAGGTAAAGCTGTTGATATTAAACGGAGGTTGAATAAACATAAAATAAACAAAGGTGAAAATATATCCTTAATTGTAATTGATGAAGTCTCTGAGGATACATGGAGATTTTGGGAATCATATTGGATATGTCAATTTAAATGTTGGGGATTTATACTAGATAATAAAAACAATGGAGGTGGTGGAATAACATCATGGGATGAAATACAAAAAAAATCCCATAGTATTTTATATGATAAAGATCTTATTAATAAAATTATTACTCCTGAAAGAAATAAAAAAATTAGTAATACACTTAAACAAAGAAATCACTCTCAATATTATACCTTAGATATTAGACATAAAATGAGTAATAGTATGAGGGGAACTCATTTAGGTCCATTTACTGATAAACATATAGATAATTTAAAAGTATCAAAACGTAAAACATCAAAACGCATATTACAATATGATTTAAATGGGAAATATATTCAAGAGTGGAAAAGTAAGGGAGAAGCACATGAATATATATGTTCTATAGAACCTAGAGCAATTGGACAGAATGTACCATCACAGATTAAAGATTGCTGTTTAGGTCGCATGATAAGTTGTTGGGGTTTTATTTGGAGATTTAAAGATGAATTCATACCTTTAATACCAAAATATTATCCTATAGAACAATATCAAAATGGAGTATTAATAAACACATTCTACAATGAATTAGAAGCTGAAGAATATATAATTAAAAACAATTTATCTAAAAATAAACAATTACCTCGTAACTTAATTAAAAAATCAATAAAAAAACAAACAAAATATCTAGAATATGAATGGAAATACAAAAAATGAGATGAAAAAAATAGTGTACATAGGTGCAGGTGTATCAACCCAATATGGGGTTCTCCACTTGTTAAAAAATGGTTATGATCCAACTAAAATTACAATTATAGATAAAGGAAAAGATATATACACTCGATTACCAGAAGATATCATGACCGGTGCTGGAGGATGTGGAACATGGAGTGATTTTAAAGTAATCTCTTCATTTAAACAAGGTGGTTTATTTTACCCACATTATTGTCAAGACGAAGAATATGCGACAGAATTATCTAAACAATTGTATGATTATATAGTTGAATACCACCCAGACCCATCTAAAATTATGTACACTGAACCAGTTGAAGAACCTCAATTTATTAAAGATTCACCATTTGAATTGAGACAATCACCTTGTTATCACTTAGGTACAGATTATGGTCAACAGCAAGTAAAAAATATATTTGAATACTTTGATAAAGTTGGAATAAGACAAATATATAACGTTGAAATAACAAATATTGATTTTAAACGTAATGAAATAAGTATAGGACATGACTATATTAAATATGATACTTTAATTATTGGAACTGGTAAATCTGGCATGGATTTACTTACTGAACTGATAAATAAATATAATTTAGATACAGTACCTAAACCAGCACAATTCGGAGTTCGTTATGAAACTGATGGGAAATATTTTGAAGAATTAAATAAAATAGCGTATGACTTTAAATTATATAAGAAATTTGGAGAAGATAGTGCTCGTTCATTTTGCACAAACAATTTTGCAGCATTTGTAGCTGAAGAAGAAACATATGGTATGAAATCATATAACGGACACGCTCATAAAGATAAAGACAAATATAATGGCTTAACTAATTTTGGTATATTATTAGAAGCGCGCGGTATTGAAGATCCATTTAAATTCAGTACACAATTAGTAAATTTTTTCCAAGATAATGGTGAAGCAGTATATTATTCTCCATCTGATCGTGAACCATCATTAACAGATCAAGGTAATAAAGTGCCTGGGTATAAAATATCGTTAGATAAATTTAAAGAAGGTTTTGGCAAATATGCTGATTACATATTAGAATTCATAGATGATCTGAACACAACCTTCGGTATAAACAATAATTATATATTTTATTGTCCTGAAGTTAAATTCTTAACTAATGAAATAGCATTAAATAAAAATAATTTATCTTTACCACAATATCCTAATGTTCACTTACAAGGAGATGCAGCGGGTGCTAGAGGGATATATATTTCAGCTCTACATGGGCTATATATAGCGTCATATTTATTAAAAAAATAATTATGTATCAAGACCCCAATGAAGAAGAATTTCCAGACTTTATAGAAAATTACTAACATAAACTTGGCAAACTAAAATATCTTTCATATATTTAAAATAAAAACAAATGGAGACAAAACGTTTAAAACAAACTGATGGCACAATTGCACATTACACAACCATTAATGGAGAAAGAAAACTTCACAACTATGATGGTCCTGCTCTGATTCCTCAAGGTAACAAACGTTTGGCTGAGTATTATATATTTGGTATTAAAAAAACTAAGGAACAGTGGGAAAATATCAAGAAAGATGGTGAAGGTGTTCCATTTCATAAAACAGCAGCTGGTAAACAATCAGGAACAAGAACATAAAATAAAAACGATACATGCCCGCTAAGTTAACACAAAATCAATTTATAGAAAGAGTTACTAAACTTCATCCTGAATATGATTTTAGTGAAAGTGTTTATAAAATATATAAAATTAAATAAAAATGAAAATTGCATTGACAGGAACACACAGTTCTGGGAAAACATCATTAGTAAATTCTCTTAGTAAATTAAATGAATTTAAAAATTATACAATTTTTACTGAAAGGACTAAAGAATTAAAACAAGAATTTAATATAAAATTAAATGATGATAGTGAACTTATATCCCAAT